GAGGTGCCGTTGGACAGGTCGATCACGTGGCCCGCGCCTTCCAGCAGCGGCTGCGCGAGGTCGGCCACCACGGGCGGCACGCCTCCGGCGATCAGCCTGCGCCGCTCGCCCTGCCAGCGCTCGCCGTCAAGCTGGGCCTGGATGATCGCCAGTTGCCTGGCGTTCTCATCACCTTGTGCCCCGGCAAGCTCCAGCGCCAGGACCGCCTCCTGGCTCAGCCCAGCGGCAGCGGGCTCGGGCTCCAGATCCTCGGCCTGGAGGCTGGCTTCCCAGGCGGCCAGTTCCTCATCGGACATGGCGTCGATCTGTGCCTCAAGCTCGGCCAGGGCCGGGTCGCCTTCGGGGTCGGTCCCGGGCTCGCCGCCGACGTCGCCAGCGGTGGGCGCGGTGCCCTCGGGCATCTGCGCGATGAGCGCTGCGAGCTTGTCCGGGTCCAGGCCGAGCAGCTTGGCCAGCTTGTCCTGGTCCGCAGTGTCGAGGTCAGGCATTGGTGGTTCCTCTCCGGTGAACGTGAACGTCTCACCACTGAGATCGACGGTGACCTGGACGTCGTTGGCAGCAGCGACTGCTTCCCAGCCGCCCATGCCGGGGATGCGGGGGTCCAGCGTGCAGAGCACGTGCTGGATGGCGCGGGCGAACTTGCGGCCGTCCGACCGGTCGTAGCCCTCTACGATCCGGGCCGAGACGCCAACGCCGGGGTTGTCAGCCAGCACCGCCTGGCCGCGCCTGGTGGGCACCATTTCGATCCAGAGCCCGTCCGGCTCCAGGCTCATGTCGGTGATCTGGCCGCCCGTGCGCTCTACGTCGTTGGTGTGCTTGTTCTCATCGCCAGCTAGCTGGAATGGCACCTGGTCGTAGGCCCGGTTCTTGAAGGACTCCACCAGCCCGGACAGGTAGCCCCGGTCAAAGTTGAGGACCCGGCCCTTGTAGTGGATCTCCCCAAGCGGCAGCAGCTTCTTCCGCCACCGGCCGCCTGCCTGCTTGGCCTGGTGACCCGTGAACGGGGTGAGCAGTGCCAGGCTCATCCAGCGGCCTTGCGCTCGGCGCGGCGGGCGAAGCTGTGGGCACGGGCGTGCGGGAAGCCCCGCTTGCGGAGCTTGCCGTAGATCGTCTGGCCGCGGGGGCCAAGCCCGGTGGTGACCCGGGGGCCGTCCGACGCCCCGGTCACGGGGGTGCTGGCCGCCAGGTCGGTGTTGGACAGGTTGGCGTTGATCGCCGGGATGCCGTACGCCCTCATCAGGTCGGTCTGCTGGGCCACCTGCGGGACCGGCTCGGCAGCCGGGGCGGGCTGGCGGCGGTAGGGGCTCGGGGCGGCGTGGTTGTGCGCGCCGATAAGCTCCAGCAGCGCGCCGCGCTGGCGGGTGTGGCCCTCGCCGTCCTTGCCCTCGCGGGACATGCGCCAGGACCCGTCATCGTCGTGCCGGATGCGCCCGATCTCGCCGCCCCCGCGGCGGTGCCGGACCACGGCCGAGCCGTCCTCCGGGTCGCGGCTGATGATCAGGTCCAGCGGGCCGGTGATCGGGAAGGTCTGCATGGCCACGGCGAACTCCAGGGCGGCGTAGACGTTGGATGCGGCCCAGGACTTCTTGAGCGCGGCGGTCTTGCCGTACTGGGCAGCGGTGCGGCGCAGCAGTTGCTTGAGCATTTCGCGCCGGGCTGGGCTGCCTGCGCGGCCGACCGCCTTGCGGGCGTCCTCCCAGGACTTGGGGCTGGTCACCGGGAAACCGTGCGGCCCGCCACCGGGCGGCGGGGGCAGCGCGTGCCCGGCCTGGAACGCCTTGGCCCGGCCTTCCTTGGTGAGCGCGTTAGCACCCCGGGGCAGCGTGTGCGGCTGTGTCGCGCCCTTGCCGAGGGTGCCGACGTTGGGGCCTTGGACCTTGCCCATCGTGGGTGCCCGGGTTTCGCCTGGGCGCAACTTGGGCGGGCCGGAGGGGACCTGGGCCTTGCGCTCGCTGGCCGTGCCCTTGCCGGGGGTGCGCCCGGCGATGCCGCGGTGCATCGCGGCGTACTTGACGTGGTGGGCCTTGGCGGCATCGGACAGCCCGGCCTGCCGGGCGGCGGCGGAGTGCAGCCGGGCAGCAGCCAGGTGCTGGAAGTCGGACGCCCTGCGGCCGGACAGCTTCTGGCTGGCCCGGTTGGCCGCCTCGCTCATCGTCAGCCGGGAGCCGACCCGGGTGCTGGCCCCGGACCGCTTGGCGATCGAGGCGGACATGCGCCGGGTGTGGGTGGCGCTGCTGACTTTGCTGCCCGGTCGGCCGGTGCCGTGGTACACCCAGCCGTGCGTGTAGCCGTGGGGGCCAACCAGGTCAATGAGGGGGTTGCCCATCCCGCCCGCGCCTTCCGGTCAGTAAATGACCGGCACGCAAAGCGGGGTCCGCGCCGTTAGTGGATCAGCGTAGGTGTACTTACAGGCAGGTGGGAAGCTCAGTCGTCGGTGTCGCTGTCAGGCTCGGGCTCCTGGCATGCGACAGCCTGGGTGTGCCACTGGGCATACCCATGCTCAAAGTGGGTGCTGTTGTCGTCGTTTGCCATTCCTGCGCCTTCTGTCACGTGCGGCGGCCAGAAGCCGTTGCCGCTCTTGAAATGGTACGCGCCGCCGATGGCCCTGGTGTACGCGCCGACCTGCTCCACCAGGTCAACGCTGTCCACGATGGCTACCGGGTCGATGTCGATCCGGCCCTGGTCATCGTCGTGGAACACGCCGAGGTAGAAGCCGCGCCGCTCCAGCGCCGGGCGGAACAGATCCTTGGCCCGGTCCATCGCCCGGCTGAACTGCTCGTAGCTCGCGCCCTCGGGAATGCTGACGGTATACATGCCGCGGGGCTTGACGCTGATCGCATACAGGTCCGCGCCCTGCGGCAGCGGCTCGCCTGTGTCGGTGTCGATCGTCTCGCCGCCCCAGGACTTGCGGGCCTCGGCGTAGGACCGCTGCTTGACGGCATCCCAGCCCGGTGGCTCCAGCCCGACGATCGGGGCTCGGTGGTTCTTGGCCTGGTCGATCCACTGGTTGCCCTTGCGGGCCAGGGCCTGGAACTCGGCCGAGGTCACCGCCCGGCTATCACCGCGTGCGCCTTCCTCCCCGATCTCGGGATAGGTGCGAGTGGCCTGCTTAGCGGCGAGGGTCTGCTGGTACTCCTGCTCGCGGCGGTGCGCAGCCAGCCGCCCGGCGTCCTCGCGCTCGCGTCCGCTGCCCGCTGAGCCGAACGTGCCCTTGCTGCGGACCGTGCCGCGGTGGCCAGACTCGGGAAGCTCGTTGTAGTACGGGTCCAGCGGGTGCAGGCCCTTGGTCCAACGGCCGTGCCGGTCCCGGGGCTCATGGGGATCGAAAGCCAGGTCCAGCGCCTGGGCGGCCAGGCTGCCGTCAGGGAAAGGGGGTGGCTCCAGCAGTTGGGCGGCCATCGAGTCGCCGCCCACCAGTTCGATGATCTGAGCCAGCAGCGCTAGCTGGGACATCGCTATCGGGCCGGGCTCTTGCGGCGGCGGGGCCGACACGCCGGGCACCGTGGTGATGCCGTGCTGCGCGGCATAGGCTTCCCAGGCTTTCCAGGCGTTCTGGAGCCCGGTGATCCGGCCCTTGGCCAGGGCTTTCGATTCCTTGCCCCGCCCCGGGTCGCCGTGCTCCATCAGCCAGCGGTCGCGGGCCTCGTTGGCCTGGACCTGCATCAGCCAGGTGATCGCCTGTAGCTCATGCGGCTTCATCAGCACGCCCTCGCGCTCGCTGATGATCTTGGCGGCCTGGCGGTACTGGTCGGCCACGTACTCATGCTGGCGCTGGTCCCCGATCGGTGCGCCCTCGCCGTAGTTGGCCCCGCGGATCGTGCCGCCTGCGGCGATGTTGACCGCGTGCGTGTCGATCACCACGTGCCCGTAGGGGTCGTCGGGGGAGTCGTCACCGCGGGCGATCAGGCGGCCGAAGCTGTGCGTCTTGGCCGTGGTCATCAGTTCCTCGATGGACCCGCCGTCCATCGCCTTCTGGGCCTTGGCCTTCTGATCGGCGGACACCATGACGCCCTCGCCAGGGCCGACCGGATCGCCACGGCGGACCGACTCGTAGGCGTTCATCATGTTGATCGGCCAGCGGGTCTGCGGGGAGTAGGTGGACAGCAGGATGCCGCCCATTTCCCGGTTGCCCCCGGCGAGCATCCCGGCGAAGTCGCTGACCGCGGAGTACCAGCGGCGGCCCTGCGCCCGGGTGCCCTCATCGGCCTTGTCGTAGACGTCGATGATGTTCTGCGGGCTGATCGGGTGGGCCTGCCAGAACGGGTGGTCGGCCGGGTTGCGGGTGCCGGACTTGGCGATCAGCCGCCGCGGGTCGGGCACGACGTAGCGGTCCACGCTGCCCTCGGGGCCTGGCGCTGGACGGGGATACTCGCCGCGGTCTGCCCGCAGGCTGGCCGGGGTGTCGATCCACTCGCCGTCCGGCCCGCGCAGTTCGTGCATCCAGGCGGGGTTGCCCAGGTCGATCTCATCCTCAACAGCCCAGCCGTAGCCGAGCACATCGGCCATCGACGTCACTTGAGCGACCTCAGTTGCGCGATGTCGGCGCGCAGCGTGGCTTCCAGGGCGGCGATCTTGCCGTGGATCGTGGCCGCGCTCATCCCGGGCTTGCGGGCCTTGGTGCTGCCTGCGGCCCCGGGCTTGGCGGCGCTGGCCTTGGCCTGCGCGGCCTGCTTGGCCGAGGTCGCGCCCGCGCCGGTCTTGCGCGGCGCGCTGGACCGGGACTTGCCAGGCAGTTGCGCCCGCAGCGCGGCAATCTGCTGGTGCAGGCTGGCGATCTGCCGGACCAGATGTGCCCGCTGCTGCCGGTCGCCGCGCTTGTCGGCACGCTGGGCGGCCTGCTGTTGCTTGCCCTGGCCCGCGCCGCTGGCCGTGGTGAACTGGCCGGTGGGTGCGTGGTAGGGGTTGAACAGGTCGATGACCGCGCCCGGGTCGTCGCAGGCTAGCTCGATCAGGACGTCAGCCACCGTCCAGTCGTTGGCATGGCTCATCTTGGCCCTCGCTTGCCTGGCAACCTCGCCCGCCTCGGCGCGGGTGGCCGCGCCGCGGACCTCGGGGTGGCGGCTGCGCACCGACCACTTGCGGATCGCGGCGCGGGCGATGGCATACGCCTTGTCCGGCCGCATGCCACGCTTCTCGATCAGCGCCTTGACCACCTGCTGGAGGTAGGCGGTGTGGCCCATCCCCTTGACCCGGTAGAGCCCTGGCCCACCGGGCCTGCCCCGCGGCGCTGGCGTGCGCTCAAGCATCGCGGTCCGGGCGGACAGCAGGATGGCCGGGCTGCTGTTGGCCAGCCCACCCGGTGCCCGCTCCAGGCCCTGGCTGATGCGCTGCTGCCGGGCCTTGGCCCGCTGTTCGTCGGGAGTGTCCCGGTGCGTGTGCCCGGGGTAGCGGCCGGACCCGTGCTGCATCCGGTGCAGGGCGGTCATCGACCGGGTGTCGTAGCCCACCTGCTCCACCGCATCCTTGCCGAGCCCGTGGCCGCCTTCCTCGGGCGGGGCGATCATGTGATCACGCATTTCCGACCAGTGCGCGGCCTGGTGCGCCACCGGGTCGGTGCCGGGCGGCGCGGGGCCGACGTGCACCCAGCCGTGGACGTAACCGTGCGGGCCGACAAGATCCATTACGCGATTCCCGTAATGATCTTGGGATGCGACGAACGTCCCGTGGGCGGACTGGCCGACCGTCAGGAACTCGGGCGGCGGCCGGTGGAACGGCTCCATCGGCTCGGGCTCGCCGCGCTCGGCACGGGCCATCGAGGCGGTGCGCTCGTTGCGGGCCTGGATGTCCTCGATGTCCTCCACGGCCAGCCGGTGCCGGTTGATCTGGTGCATGTGGTGCTTGGCATCGGCGTGGCCGTCGTCATCGAGGATGCCGTGCCGGAACAGGGACTGCGGGGTGAGCATGAACATCGCGGCGTCCAGGTGCCGCTTGGCGCTGTCAGTCCGGCCCGCCTCGGTGAGCCGGGCGGCATCGCGCAGGTGGTCCCCGGCCATCATTTCCGGGTGGTGATCGTCCAGCAGCCCTGCGGTGGCCCGCATCTGCCGGGCGGCCTTGGCCTTGGGCTCAGCCACAGCGATCAGCCGCGCCATGGGCACCCCGCTCTCGTGCCAGGGCTAGCGGGGAAAGCCCTCGATCCCGACCAGTATGGCTCAGCCGAACAGGCTGCGCCACAAGCTGGTGAACGCTCTGGCGACTGCCTGGACGGCCCTTACGCCAAAGGGGGCACGTCGGGCGGCGGCGAGTCCACCGGCACGTCGGGCGGCGGCGCGTCAGGCGTGGTGGTGGGGTCGGTGGCCACGGGAACGTCGATGGGGGTGTCGGGCGGCAGATCCGGCGTGGCCGGGTCGGTGATCGGCGTGGTGGGGTCCGGCGCGGGGTCCGGGGGAGCGGGCACCGGCTGGATGGGATCGCTGGGCACCTGCGGCGTCAGGCCGTCCAGGGTGTCAGCAGCGGCCCCGACCGACGCCAGCGCGTTCAGCGCCGGGGTGAAGTCCAGCGGAGCCTGCTGGTTGTCCGCGATCCACTGGGCCAGCATCTGCTGCGCCGAGGTGACGTGCGTGGCTACCGCGTTCATCCCGTCAGCCAGGTTCTGGATCTGCCCCTGCTCTGCTGCTGCCATGCTCATGAGAACTCCCAGCTTCGTGTCGATGGCGGCCAGCGCGTCCACGATGACCTGGGGGAGCACGTCGTCAGTGTTGACCAGAACAGGCGGCTCAGCCGTCATGTCGATGATCAGGTATCTCCCCGGCACGGTGGCCACGGTAGCAGGCTGTCATGCAGGTGCAAAGACCCCCGCCCGCTCCAGCCTGCGGGCCACGCGGCGGGACACCGTGGTCGGCAGGCCCTGGCCGCCGCCGAGCAGCGCAGCGCCCCTGATAGGCGGGCCGGGCCAGCAGCGGCAGTGCGGGTGGACCGCGCCGGGGAAGCCGATGGCGGGCATGTCGTCGGCGCGGAAGTTGTGCCGGTTGGCCTTGCGGCATTCAGGTGACGTCTTGCGGTCGTTCACCGCGTACCAGCCGAGCAGCGGCCCGTAGTCCATCACCCGGGAATCCACCACAGCGGCAGCCTGCATCCGGTTCCAGACCGCCTCCTGGTGCTGGCCGTACCAGCGCCGCTCCAGGGCCATCTGCTGCAATAGCTCGCGGGGGTCGGCCCCGCCCGCGGCCACCCGGGCCAGCACCTCGTTGAAGCGGCGGGATGAGTTGACCATGAACTGGGCGCGGCGGATCAGGTTGAGCCGGGCGATCTGCGCGGTGGCCGGGCCGTAGAAACCGGTCCGGTCCGGTGGCCGGTCCATCACCACGCCGAGCGCGGCGAACAGGGCTTCCCTGCGGATCTTGGCCGCCAGGAACACCGGGGCCAGCAGCGCCGCCGCCTCGGCCACGGTGTACGCCGTGGCGAGCACCGCGGCAGCGGCCACGGCGAGGTTGCCCTGCTGCGGCGGCTGCTGCGGCTGCTGCGGCGGCGGGGTGGTCATGCCTTGGGCGGGACCTGCGGGTACGCGCTGTGCGCAAGCTGCTCAGCCGGTGCGGCTGGCGGCTCGGGCAGCGGCACGTCCTGGGTCGTCCGGGCGGCTGGCCGGGCAGGCAGCGACTCCACCGGGACCGCCGCCGCCACGGTCTGCGCGGCTGAGTCCAGCGCGGGCAGCAGGTCCGGGCGGTGGGTGTGCGGCAGCAGCCAGGCGATCACCGTGCCGAGCAGCCAGGCGATCAGGAACGGCAGTTGCTCGCGCAGCGTGACCGGCATCGCGCTTTCCAGGTTGGGCACGTAGAAGAACAGCGCCCAGGCGATGTAGCCAGCGACGATGAAGGCGAAGGACCCTCCGCCTGTCTTTGTCTCGATCAGGCTGTTGGTGGGTGTGCTCATGCCATCCTCCCCGGGGGCGGGATCATCGGCGGCTTGGCCGGTGGCCGTGGCGGCTGCCGCTGCTGGCCGGGCTGTGAAGCCTGGCCAGCCCCCGCAGGACGCAGCGGAGGCTGGCCAGCCAGGTGACGCTGCATCATGCCTGCGGCAGCGCCCGCCATCCCGTTGAGCGCGCCAAGCTGGCCTGCGGCCTGGGGCGGCATGCCTGGCGGGGCAGCGGCGGCAAGCTGCTCGGCGCGCTGGTTGGCGGTGGACTTGAGCGCCTGGTGCACCTGGTCGATGTCCAGTTGCAGAATGCTCGCCATGCGCTCGGTGATCAGGTCCAGGATCTGGAGCGGGATGTGCAGCGCCGGGGCGGCGGCCAGGGTGGAGAACATCGTCAGCAGGGCCTGCGCCTGCTCATCCTGGAGCGGGCCGAACTTCCAGGTCGGCAGCGCGGCCTGGGTGCCGAAGTTGAGCACGATCAGCGGCCGGATCAGGTCGTAGTTGATCGTCTCCGCGATCTCTTTGGCCACGGCCTGGCGGGACTTGAGGTAGAAGCTGGACTGGTCCTGGGACAGGGCGTAGCTGCCCCGCCCGCCCGTGGCCGCGCCGGTCAGCGCCATGAAGCCCGCGAGCACGCTGTGGGTCTGCCAGGACTCCAGCCAGCCCATCGCCTTCTCAAACATTTCGCTGGGTCCGCCCGTGGATTCCAGCACCTCAAAGGACTTCTGGCCGTCCGCGGGATGGACCAGGCCGACCACGCCGGAGGACTTGAGGCTGGCGATGTCGTCGGCGCGCTGGTTGGCCTCGGGCTGGTCGTTGCCGTAGACGATCGTGCGGGGCAGCGCCTGGTTCTCCAGGAAGTGATACCACAGGTAGAGCAACTTGAGCTTCGTCTGGTAACACCAGTAGCAGATGTCCATTTCGGACGTGCCGGTCAGCGGCTCGCGGTGCTTGCCGTTGGTGTGGATGAAGCTCCTGACCTGCGGGATGTCCACGTAGCCGGGGATCTTCTGGCCGCGGGTCATGCCCATGTTGCCGCCCGCCAGCCAGATCTGCTGCCTAAAGCCGTTCTTGGCCCCGGTGCGGGCGTTGTAGCGGGCCTGGCAGGTGGCGATCGGCCGAAACGCGACCTTGCGCATGATCACCTTGCCGTCGTCCCTGATGTCCCACACCTTCTCGAAGAACGATCGCCGGAACACCTGGGCGCTGGTGATCTGGCCGACAAGCTGCTGAATGGGCGTGCTCATCCCGTTGTTAATGTCCGGGGTCATCAGCACTTCATTGGCGAACTCGGCTTCACCCTTATCGTCCTTGGCCGGGTTGATGAAATAGTCCGCCTCGCGGATTGGCAGCGTCAGCACCATTTCGATTGCCGAGCAGATGCCGTCGCGGCGGAACATGTCTTTCATTTCCCGGGCGGTCCAGTCGCCATAATCAAAGACATCGCCGCCGCCGAAGAATGCGAACAGCCTTTGCCCGATGTCGAATTGGGTGCCCAATTCGGTGCCCAGCAGTTCCCGCCGTGTCTTGGGCTTGAGGTCGGGGAACTGGACAAGCTGCCCGCCCGGTTGTGCCGCCACGCTCACCGCCACGATCGCACGTTGGGCCGTTCCTGGCCCTGGTCATCAGCGGGAGCGAAGCTCTCCAGGCTCCACTTGTCAGGGCCAGGATAGGCCCCGCCGTGCGCCTGGGCCAGCCTGCGCCGGGCGCGCTCGATCGGCGGCTCGGCCGAGGCGTCGATCTCTTTCGCCAGCGCCCA